ATAGGTAGGGAAGCTATACCTCCTCCAGAAGCACCAAACAACTTGGCCCAACTGAAACCATCACCAAACCCACCACCCTGGGAATATAGTTTACCAGCAGTCATGCCAGCACCCAAAAGCTGAGCGCCCAGACCCGGACCCTGCCCCATTGGGCTTGTCTTGGTTACATCTCTCTGACTCATCAGTGGATTCCCATAAACAAATCCAGAATATTCAGCCAGTTTTTCTTGCGGATATGCCTGTTTTTCCAGGAACTTGTAGTAAGCTTCATCAAGAGCCTGTTGTCCCAATGCCTGTTTCTGTTCTCCAACTGTTGACAATGCTCCTAATTCTTGCAGTTCAGAAGCTCTCCTCGCACCCTGAGTCTTTAGCATATCACTAGCTTGCATTCTTTCTCTTTCTTTTTGTCGTGCAAACTGACTTTGAGCATCTGCATATGCTCTTTGAAGTCCTTTAGCTTGTATATCTCCCAGTCGTTCCGCTTGAACGCCTCCAAGTTCTGCTGCCTGAATCGCTGCTCTGCTACCAAGACCTGACATCCCTCCCGCAGAAACAGCCTGTTTTTCAAACTGAGGCATAATCCTGCTTGAAAAGTCTTCCATCGCCTTACGTTTTTCAATATCGGTAACTGCCTGTTGATATGGAGACATATACTCTTGTGCAATATCACCAGTAAACTTTTCACCTAAACCTTCTGTAATTTTTGATACATCCGAAAAGGTTTGATCAGAACTGCCATATAGTCCTGCCAAAGCTCTTTGCGCCTGTTGCTGTTCAGGAGTAAACGCAGCTATCGTATCTCCAGTATAAGGAGTATAACCAGCATCTACCTGTGATCCATAAAGAGCTTTCGCCTCTTCCAAAACTTCTTTTGCAAAAGGTGCTATTTCTTCAGGTAGTTTTGAAGTTTGAATTACCTGTTGAGTGGCTGGCCTTGACCCACCTCCAATACCAAAAAATGATGATAATGACATTTTCTAAACCCTTTCTATTAATGGTTTTAAAGCAGCCAATCCACTTATTTCACTAGGCTGTTTAGTTGTACCATATGCTTGCTGTCTTATATCCTTGATTGCTTTATCCATTACCTTTGCACCTGCATCCGCACTACCATTTCCAAGGGCAGACATTGTATGTGCATCAACTACATATTCATCAGGACTGACAGCCAGTGTTGCTACCTGCTGTCCTTTCTGTTTCTCTACTATAGGCATATAAACATTATCTTCCATCCCATGCCCTTGACCTGGAACCTGCCCTGAAAAATTACCACCTTCGGCAAGTCTGATTAATCCACCACTTTCCATCGCCATTGTTGGATTAATAGCAGAACGTGCAATATCCTGAATTGCTGGATTATTCATCATGGCTATCTTTTGTAATTCATCCTGTTCTTCTGCTTCTCTTTGAATATCTTCTCCAATAGCATTGTTAGCTAATTGAAGTGCTGCCATGTCAGCGATTTTCCCCTTCAGACGTTTGTTTAAACTTACTTCTTCCTCTGGAGGAGGTGCCATAGAAGGTTGCATTTGCCCTGTTTGCTGTGGCTGTTGAGGAGGCATTGGAGGAACCTGTCCGGGTGGTTGGCCCCGATTGGCTTTCATTGCCAGTAACTGTTGCATGGGATCTCCAACAACAGGAGTTCTTGAGGGTGGCATTGGAGGACCAGAAGGAGGAGTCATTTGCACCATTACTTTAACCTTCCATAAGTAAATTGTGGTAAAGTCTGTTGAGAAAGAAAGTTACTGTCATCCTGTCCAATCTTTTTGATCTTTGAAAATTCCTCTCTCTTTTCGTCTAACCTACGATGAAAAGGATCAATAGCTTGTCCAGTATTATAATTACCATACAGCGTACTTTTATTTATCAAATTAAAATGTTCACCAAAAGTCTTCATTAGTTTAAATCCTGCCAAGATGTTTCTGATCCAAGACTCACATATCCTTTATACTTACCTGTGCTTGCTGAATATGCAATATCTCCTTTACGTGGTCTACCAATATTTGTTATAGTTGTAACTGTGTAAATATTTGTTGATGGTTTTGAATCCGCTTCCAGATCTCGACTATCAAGTTCATTGACTAATATAGAACTCCAGCGTTGTACCTGATTATACATTTCTTTCAGTTCGTTATTGGTTATCAAAAAAGGTAGTGTAGGGTATCTTGCCATTAGCGTCCACCATCTCCCTGTAATCCAAGTCGGATAGATCCCCATCTCCAACTGGCATTGTTTGAACCACAAGATACCCTAACCTTTGCCTGCCTTCCTCTAGCTCTAAAGTCTACCTTCTGTGTTGTATCAGTAATATCAAATTCTTTCTTAATTGCATCTACATCTGGCTGTTCTGGATACTGTTTGGTTGTAATCTCCATTTTAATTTTACCACCTGAAAGATCAAAATCAGGTATAACCCTGTCCATGAACATGAGAGCATTACCATCTGCTACATCAAAATCACCTGACTCTACATATGAAGTAAGTGTTGATCCACTACCTGTGAAAACTTCAGGTGGCTCATTATTATAAATATTATTTCCAGAAGCTGTAACACCTGTAGTAATTGTATTTCCAAAAACTTCTTTATCTGCAAAAGTCGTAAAGATCATTTCTCCATATACCCAATAATTATCTTCTGGATTAAATATGACATATTTATCACACTCTGTTTGACCTGAAGAACAATACAACCAGATAATCTCTCTGAATTCTGAATTGATTCCTGCATAGATCTTGTCATAATAAGATGTATTTATATCATCAAATATATATCTTCGTACTGTACAGGGAAGAACTTCGACCTGGCCAGTAAATCTGTAGAAGTTATTGTAACCCATCCAGTAAGTTACACCATTATAATCTACTCCTGAATGAGTGCTGAGAAGACCACAGTTTGTACCTGCCTGCTGAAAACGAAATGTAAAGGGTGGTCCCGCAAATTCCATTAACCATAATGCGTTATCTGTCCATATATTAATAGCATTCTTTGAACGTACAGCACCAACAATCTCTGTTCCATCTGTTAGAACAACCTCACCAGCAGTTGAACTTATCGATGGAACCCAGTTGGTGCGATCATCCTGATCAGCCCACCGTACCAGCATGGGATTAAATGTACCGCTAACAGTAGCTGAAGGTGAATACTCATTAGCTCCCAGTGCAATCAGATGGCGGTCATTTGGAGAAACAATAATTGAATTTACACTGACAGGAGAAGTTGTAACAGACGTGGCTCTATCAGGAGTAACTGAAGCATCAGAATCAAAATAGAATATGTTACTTCCACTACGATTTGCTATGATATCCTCACCCCAGTTATCCAGACTCCACTGTGCAATCTTAACAACAAGCCCGGAAGCACTTGCTGAGGCAGGTTCATTCCATGCTCTGTATGGTGCAGCTACACTACCAGCTACTTGTGGATATATACGTGCAGTTGTTTTAAGATTGGATGTTGCATCCTCCGTAGCTGATGCAGCAGTATTGACACTTACTATAATTTGAGTACCATTTATGGAGACGATTGTAAATTCTGGTCCTCCCACATTAACAGATCCTACTGAAGACTGTGTTAGTATAAGATTACCTCCCACAGTAACAGGATGTGCAGAAACAGATGAAGGTATGAATATGACTGTATCGTTGGCGGCTCCGTTGTGAGCGGCAGCACACGATACTGTTACCAGTGTATTGCTTCCTGTAGTCGATATTTTACTTATACCTACTGAAGTTGGATTAGCAGCATTGTACTTTGCAGCAGTATAACCAACACCAGCAGCCGCTACTGAACCTCCTGTTGGAATATAATAGTTGAATGTAGCTGATCCAACATCACTTGCTGTTGCATTGGCTGCATCTGTAACTGAAATGGTAAATACATTATTACTTTCAATTGAAACAATAGGATATACATTACCACTAAGACTTACATTATTGAATGTGGCTGTTGAGGTAAAGTATACATAGTCTCCTACAGCCCGTCCATGCGCTGCATCAGAACAACATACTCTTGTTGTACCAGAAGAAGTACCAAAACAGTTTGCCAGAGTAACAGCAGACTGAATGGGCGTTATGTCATATATCTGATCACCATCATGTTCATATAACTTGTCAGGTGTACCAAAGATTGCTCTTGATTTAACAGTTGAATCTGTCCATGTTATTAAAGCTCTGGCAGATCCATCAAAGGTTGTAGTTGATCTTGTCTCATAGCCTCGCATATTCTGGGGACGACCAGCACGAAAGCGTACATAGTTACCGTCATACCACCGCTGGCCTTCAGCATACTGCGTGGTTTCTCTATTGAAACCTTGCTGAAAATCAAATTTTGAGAGTTCAGTAGCCATTAGTGTTTGATCACATAGTTAACCATAATAACAGGAGGAATATTACTATGCACTCCACCGCCACCTGTAGCACCAGTACTACCTAGAATCATTACAGATACTCCATTAGCTTCACTTCTTTGAACAGCATGAACACCTTGTTGAGCAGCATCGCCACCATTAACAAAATGTAAATTGCCAGAATCATGAGTATGTGATGGTAATTGAGCTTCAGTTATTGTCACTGCTTGAATACCACCTGTATTAGCTATCAATGCACCATCAACCATATCACTAGATACACTGGTTAATCTACTTGTAGCAGCGTTATAACCAGCCATAAAACGACCTCTAAGATCTGGAACATTAAACGTGGAAGAACCATCACCATTACCATACAGGCTGGAAACTACAGTAAAGAGTGCTGAATACGTACTTCGACTTACAGCAGCACCGTCACAAAGAAGATAACCACTAGGAGCAGCCGTAACAGCATAAGGCATAATAGCACCTGTAGGCATTCCACCTGTTAAGTTTGATCCATCACCATAAAATGCAGAGGCACATACATTACCTGCTACTGATACATTACCTGCTACAGCTACATTACCTGAAACTGATACATTTGTTTTAAAAATTGCATTACCACCTACTGTTACAGTTTCATCAACCACAAGATTTTTAAAAGAATTATGAGTAATTACAGATGTACCATTAGTAAGAACAAAGGATGTTCCTCCTGTTGGTACAGTAACACCAGTATTACCAGCAACTTTCATAATAACATCTGCACCAGCAGAAGAGTATGTAATACTGTTTCTTACAAGATATGTCTTGGAATTATTTGGAATAAGAATATTAATTGCACTGTGAGAACCGCCAACAGAACCTTTCAGTTCAAGAATGGCAGAACGGGATTGATCACCAGTACCCTGGTTCTCAGTCAAGGTAACTGTAGCTGCACTACCTATACTTACAGTGGTATACCCGGCAATGGCATCATCTGCCAGACTGATAACTCCATCATTGAGAACCTGACCCCATGTATTGGGATTGTCTCCATCGCCCTGCTTGGTAAGACGAAGGTTAGTTGTATACGTGCTGGCCATTTATCTTTCTCCTTGGTTCTTTTTTCTGTAATGTATTGGAAGCAGTTCCTGCTGGTCCTCCAAAATACATACATGATATTCCATTTGCCGTCTGTACTACTATTGACCAAAATCCATTCTCATCTTGAGACAGTTTCATAATAGTCATTTCATTCAGAATTCCCATAAACAGTATGTTCTCATCTTTCTGTGCTTTATTAAATCCTTTTGTGGGCGCACACAGACCCATTATATTCAGATTCATTGGGGCTAAACGAACATTATTTTCTTCTTCTTCTTGTGCATAAGCCCCACCTGTCAGGAAAGTAATTCCCAGAGCCAGGCAAAGTATGCGAATAAACATAATATCTCCTTAGTTAAGATTTGGTTGAGGTATTGCCTCTTCTTTGGTGTTCTCTTCCAAAGCCTTGATTAATTCTTCTGTAAATCTTTCCTGTGCTACAACAACCTGATCAAGTTGAAATCTTAAATTATTGGACTTTAACTGAAGATCACGAATCTGATTGATAAGATATCTCTGCCTCTCATCAAAATCATCTTCAATATAATCTGTACCATTAATACTTACGACATTACTTTCGGGTTCCATGTTTTACTCCTGTTGTTATCCAGCAACGTAGGCTTTACCAGCCGTTACTGCATCCGTGTAAGGTGTTTTCGATTTGCTGGAATCGCTATACCAGTCTTTTGCCGCCTGGATTTCCAGATGATCCGTATTACGTGTGACCATAAGCTTGACTTCAGCGGGAGTGCCAAACTGCCTCAATGCATCAGTATCATCCGCAACAGTTGCATTAATGAGCGTTACACTGTCATCCATAGCAGAAAAGTGTTGAGCGATCTCCTCTGCTGTTGGTGTTATGTCTACCATTCTACTCTCCTTTCAAGAGTTTAATTTCATCTTTTAGTTCTTTAATCTGTGTGGATAGTTCTTTAATCGAGTTTACCATTGCCCAGAATATCGGGTCAGTATTTACACTTAACATTCCGTAGTCGTTTCGTTCTGTTACTGCTTCTGGGAACGGAACCTGAACTTCCTGTGCAATGGCACTTGTTACTCTTTTATCTTGAGGCAGTCCTTCGGCACAACCTACAAACTCTGGAATCTCGTGAAGTTCTTCATCAGACTTGTAGAGGAAAGTTTTTGGATCAACCTGACATATTTCCGCCAAACCTTTTGTGTTTGGTTGTATGTCCTTTTTAATCCTGCGATCAGAGGTTTGCGCCCAGGCTGTCCCGTTATCACCTTTATATACATTTCCGCCAGCTACTATGAAGCCAGTATTTACTCCCTTAGCCGTACCTGGTCCAATAACAAGTTCATGGCCCCCTACATCTGCTGCACTTGCCAGCGCTCCATATCCCAGGTAAATGCCGCTGCCGCCTGTTGTTAAGTTACCACCAGCATTTACTCCGATACAAATTGTATTTGTTCCTGTAGTCTGTGCGCCTCCTGCACCACCACCTAGATGGGTATTTCCTCCACCCGTTGTGAGGGCATCACCAGTGAGAAATCCAAGGAGAGTATCATTTTCTCCTGTAGTTATTAATAAGCCAGCACCCTGACCAACAGCAGTATTCATGGTTCCCGTTGTATTTGCTCCCAGAGCATTCATGCCAACCGCTGTGTTATTAGAAGAAGTTGTGTTAGCATCGCCAGCATAAGCCCCTACAAAAGTATTCGAAGAACCTGAAGTAACCGCAGCACCAGCTTGTGAACCAAAGGCTGTGTTATTTGTTCCATCTACACACACTAGAAGAGCGTTATGGCCCATTGCCGTGTGTTGTCCTGTCGTTGCACATGCACCTAACGCAGAATAACCTACCGCTGTATTTTGTGAAGCAGTTGTATTGGCATCTAGGGCAAGGTGACCAAGGGCAGTATTCTGACCTCCCGTTGTGTTTACATACAGAGCGCCTGTACCCACCGCAACATTGGAAGCGCCAGTGGTGTTATTCTGTAGGCAGCTATTTCCGACAGCCGTGTTATCAGCCGCTGTTGTATTTTCAAATAAAGCATATCTGCCAAGAGCAGTATTACCAGCGCCAGTACTATTTGTACCTAAAGAGTGGATGCCCAATGCTGTGTTATTAGCTCCTGTTGTAGTGGCATCACCAGAATAAGCGCCTACAAAAGTATTATCACCGCCTGTTGTTACTTGTCTACCAGCATCATATCCTACTCCCGTAATAGAAGAAGCTGTTGTAAGCGCACCTAATGCACCTGCACCTACAGCAACATTTAATGTACCTGTATCAGCCGTATATAATGCATAATATCCAACAGCCGTATTTGCAGTACCTGTTGTTACTGCACCTCCAGCACCCCATCCAATAAAAGTAGAGTTATCAGCAGTTGTTAGAGCATCACCTGCTGAATCACCAATTATTACGTTGTAGTTACCACCTGATTCAATAGCAGCACCAGCATTGACACCAGCAGTAAAGTTACTTGTTCCTGCTGTTTTCTTTACTATGTCAGCCGTAAATACTGCATCATCAACCACTGTAACCGTAGAAGCAAATGTAGCTGCACCTCCAACAGAGACAGTACTTTGTAAATGAGTAGCACCTACAATAGTTGTTGTACCGCCTACTATTAAAGCACCCGATACTGATACGTCATCTTCAAACTCAGCTTTGCCTGTAGTCAGGAATGTACCACCTACTGACGTATTACCTGCTATATTAACAGCACCACTTACTGATACAGCATCTTCAAATATGGCAGCACCTGCAACTGTTACAGTAGATGCAAAATGTGCTGCTCCACCTACACTTAATGTAGATGCAAGACTGACAGCACCAGCTATTGTTACAGTAGATGCAAAATGTGCTGCTCCTCCTACACTTAATGTGGAAGCAAGACTTACAGCACCCGCAACTGTTACAGTACCACCTATATTTACATTACCACTTACTGAGACATCATCTTCAAACTCAGCTTTCCCAGTAGTTAAGAAAGTTCCACCTACTGATGTATTTCCAGCAATATTTACATTACCACTTACTGATACTGCACCTTCAAATATAGCAGTACCCGCTACAGTTACAGTACTACCTACATATAAAGTACCACCAATAGTGGCATTATTAACAGATATATTACCTGTAACACCTCCTGTTACATTAGTAAGATTTGATCCATCACCATAAAAAGCTGATGCACATACTTTGGCATTTGCTGCCTGTACATTTGTACCTGCTATTGTCACTGTGGAAGCAAAATTTGCTGCACCTCCAACACTGAGAGTTGAGGCAAGACTTACTGCTCCAGCTATAGTTGTAGTACCTCCAATATTAACATTACCAGAGACAGATACACTATCTTTGAATGTTCCTGCACCTGCTACTGTTACGGTTGATAGAAAACTTGAAGCACCACCAACACTGAGAGTTGAAGCAAGACTCACTGCACCTGTAACACTGAGAGTACCTCCTATAGATACATTACCACCTACAGCCAGATTACCTGATACTGATACATCACCATCATGGGTTATACCACCTGTTACAAATAATGTACCACCTATTGATGTATTACCTGCTACATCAAGAGTACCACCTACTGTTACATTACTCTTTAAAGCTGCTGCTCCTACTACTGTTACTGTCGAAGCGAAGTTTGAAGCTCCTCCGACACTCAGAGTAGATGCTAAACTTACTGCTCCAGCTATAGTCGTAGTCCCACCTATATTTACATTGCCACTTACAGATACATTATTATCAAATGTTGCTGCTCCTGTAGCCATGAATGTACCGCCTATGGAAGTATTACCTGTTACATCCAGTGTACCACCTACTGTTACATTACTTTTCAGTGCAGCAGCACCTACTACAGTCACAGTAGATGCAAATGTAGCTGCACCTCCTATGGAAGCAGTACTTTGTAAATGAGCAGCACCTACTACTGTAACAGTACTACCAAAATTAGCAGCACCTCCTACTGTTACTGTACTTTTCAGGGCTGCTGCTCCAACTACAGTTACCGTAGAAGCGAGATTGGTTGCTCCACCCACACTGAGAGTTGAAGCCAGACTTACTGCACCTGCAACTGTAACAGTACCACCTATATTGGTATTACCGGATACTGAGACATTGGACTTGAATGTGGCTGCACCAACAACATTGGATGTTCCACTGACTGATAGAAGACCGCCTATGTGTACATATCCTGATACAGATACATTATCAACAACACCTATTGCAGCCACTACATTTGTCAGATTTGAACCATCACCATAGTAATAGGGTGCCGTTACATTACCTCCGATGCAGACACCACCTTCAATAATCATGCTTCCACTTACAGAAACATCATCTTTAAATGTGGCTTTGCCGACTGCTTTTAATAAACCACCAACACATACAGATGTGGCTACATCAAGCCGTCCACTGACTGATACATCATTACTGAATTCTGTCTTGGATGTAAATGTACCTGCACCAGCTACATTAAGAGTACCACCTACAGATACATTATTCTTCAGGATTGCTGAGTTTTCCACAGTAACGGTGGACTTGAATGTCGCTGCACCAACAGCCGTTACTGTACTTTGAAACTGTGCAGCACCTGCTACGGTTGCAGTTGATCCAAAGTGTGCGGCACCTCCTACTGTTACGGTGGACTTGAATGTAGCTGCACCAGAAACAGTAGCTGTTCCACCTACATATAATGTTCCACCAATTGTTGCATTACTGACAGATATGTTACCAGCAATAGTCGCCGTAACACCTGTTATATTGGAGCCATCCCCATATAAAGCCGAAGCACATACTTTGTCATCCACATGAAGATTACCATCAAGAGATACATTACCAGTAACACCCAATGCTCCAGTAATCTGTATGGCATTTGTTGCAACCTTCAGGGCAGTATTAGTTCCATCACCTGTCTGGACAGCTTTCAGGGAAGTATCCACACCAGTATTGCTGGTGGATGAACTTACCAGAATAACCTGTTTATAGGTATTGGATATTAATTTGCTTGTTAAGTCTGTCATATTGTATTCCACCAATTATCTGTTGATCCCCAGGCAGTTGTAGCTTCGCTCCAGGTTAAACCTCTACCGCCTGTATCGGGACGAGGATTAAGGATAGCTGGATTATCTCTGACATCTGGTATCTTATTCTGAGGATGATTCTTCAAATCAAACTGTCCTTCAAAATCTTCTGGACATACCAGCATTCCATAACTGTTCATTTGCATTACTCTATGTGGATATACAAACCCACATACATCACACATAGCCAGAGCATTTTTAGTCGTTGCCATTAAATAAATCTCAACTTAGGTACAACTCTCATGGTTGCTCTTTCCCTGTCTTCCAGCATGGCTCTTCCAAGTTTTTCTTCATAATTTCCTTTAAGCATCTGTATTCGTCCTGCTTCTACTCCCGGTCTTTTCATGGACATATAGTAGGAAAGACCACAAGTCAGGGCAGGCAAGAATCTTTTGGGAAGATCTGCATTCTGAATAGCTGATTTGTTTACATCCTGTAACTCACTGAATATTTCCATCTTCAGAATATCCGTGGAGTTCTCAGGAATAGGCCATACAGACATGACCGGATTATCCCTGCCTCTCCTGATGGAGTATTGCATTGGTCTGCCTGTCTGGGTTTTATTGGGAATAAGAAGGTATTCTTCAGGAGATATGCG